CCCCTTGGCCTGGTATGATTTCCGGGTCGATCGACTTCCCACAGGTCACGCGCGACAAGGCCGAGGGCCTGCCTGGTGTCGGGCGCGGGGTGGACCTGATCTCTGGAGTCGTGGCGCAACTACAGCCTGTCCTGGTCAGCGACGAGCACATTCGCGAGACCGCGACCACGGTACACGACACGCCTGCGCTCCTGCTGAATCCCGATCCACTGTGGCACGGGCGCTCGACATGGCTAGCGGCTCTAACGGCGTCGATGGTCTGGAACGGTAACGGGTTCGCATACGCTGGCGCCGAAGTCAGCGACCCGCGCGGGTTCCCGATCAGGCTACCCCTGCTAGATGAAAACGGCGTGACATGGGGCACCGATCCCCAGACCGGCCAGTCTGCTTACCAGGTGAACGAATACGACGAGCAGGGGTACAATCAGTTCGGTTACTATTCTCCTAGCGAGATTAAGCATTTCCTGGTGTCGCCGCGTGCTGGCAAGCGCATGGGGCGCGGGATCATTCAGCGGTACCAGACCGAGTTGAAGATCATGGCTGCCACCGAGAACAGCCAGATGGTCATCATGCGCGAGGGGCGCCCTGTCGGTGTCCTGAACATCGAATTGGACGTTTCATCTAACGAGGCCACGGAATACAAGCAGGCGTTCGTGAAGGCTATGAACGACAGCAGCGTGGCCGCGCTCTCTGGCGCCAAGTTCCAGCCGGTCTCCTGGAACGCCATGGACCTGAACCTTGTGCCCACTAGGGAATTCCACCTGCGCCTGGCGTCCGACATCACAGGCATTTCACCGTACCTGCTCGGAGTCCCTAGTGAATCTAGGGTATACTCGAACATGGAGACGGAGTGGGCCAACTTCATCAAGGTCACGCTAGGTCGATACCTGGCGACGATGGAGGACGTACTGTCCACCTGTTTCCCGCGCGGGAAGACCGTCAAGTTCAACGTCGATCAACTGCTCCGCGCCGACGCTACGACACGCTGGGCGATCTACGAAAAGGCTATCAACCTTAAGGTCGCTTCACCGACGTATGTGGCCGAGACCGAGGGCCTGCCTGACCCGCCAGCAGATTCATCTATCCCCGCTACGGATTCCGGAGGGAATGCCTGATGTCCAAGACCGATAGGTTCACTACACTTTCTGCCAAGGTGGAGGACGTCAAGGACGGCGTCATTACCGGGATCGCAGCAGCGTACGATGTCAAGATCAGCCGTGGCGAGAATCTCTTTGAAATGCTATCACCTGGCGTGTTCGCCGCACAGGTGAAGGACCCGGCTCGCGTGCCGATCCTGTTTCAGCATGACAACGACAGCCCCATCGGAAGGGTAAGCACGCTAACGGATTCCCCCGAGCGCCTGAAGTTCGCGGCCAAGATCAGCCAGGACGATCGCATTCCCGATGCCGTGAAGGCTACGGCCATGCTCGAAGAGGGAATCATCGACGAAATGTCTGTCGGGTTCGCCTGGCAGAAGTGGGAGCAGGTGAAGGACGAGACCGGCCTGACCATCGTCCACACTCGTAGCAGGCTAAAGGAAATCTCGCTGGTCACGTTCGGCGCCCTGGGTCGCGAGGCCAGGGTCCTTACGCTGGCTAGCGACGCTATCAACGTCGCGGCCATCCGCGAGTCGATGGCGCGACTGACCTCCTAGGGTGTAAGATGGCCCCGTTGATCGGTCTCGCTCCTAGAGGCTATCGGCCCCGCCACGCTGGCTCGTGGTCCCGCCGTTCATCTAGTGTAGTCCCGCCGTCGTTCATCCGATTGCTGTACCCACACTACATGAAACGGAGGCTCCTATGAGCCGCAAGTTGATCGAGAAGTTGCGGTCCGACCGCGACGCCGCACGCGCCACTGTGGACACCTTGCTCGCCAAGGTGGAGCAGGGCACCGACCTGTCCGAGGGCGAGAACCAGAACCTGACCGACGCGCAGGCCGAGGCTACCGCGCTCGACGCGCGGATCAAGTCGCTGACCGAGAGCGAAATGGCCCGGCTCGACGCCGACGCGCTCGACGCCAAGTTCAACGGGCGTGTCTCCGAGCGTTCGACGCTGGACGACGAATCCGATAACGGGGCTACGACTCTCGGCGAGCAGTTCGTCGCGTCGGCGTCGTTCGACAAGTTCCGCGAGGCGCCTGCCGGTACGTCGGCGCTCTTCACGGTCGAAGGACCGCTGTCGTCGTTCGCCGTCGCTGGTGCCGCCGTCTCGACGGGCGTTTCCGTTAAGCAGCGTACGGCTGACCGTGCGATCCCCGCACTGATCACGCCGTTCCTGGACATCGTGTCCCGCGAACCTGTTAGCGGCAATAGCCTCGAATGGCTCCAGTGGCCTGCTGACCCGGCTGCCACGGTCGTCGGCGAGAACGTGACCAAGAGTGTCGGTACGTATCAGCCTACGCTCGCTACGGGAACGCTCGACAAGATCGCCGTGTCGGTGCCGTTCACGCGCGAGATCATGGAGGATGTGCCGCGTTTTCAGGCCATGCTCGATGGTGCCCTGATGCGCTCGCTCGGTCGTAAGATGAACACCGACGCCGTGGCCGCGCTCGTGGCCGCGAACGGTAACATGATTCCCGTTAGCAGCGCTACGCTTTCGCTGATGGAGGTTATCCGCGAGGGTATCGCCGTCGTGCAGAGCGCGGGATGGCAGAACACGGCCATCGTGCTGAACCCGCTGGATTACGCCAAGATGGACATCGAATTGCTGGCGTCCACCCTCCTGGGTGCGCGTCGCGACTCGTCCATCTGGGGCGTGCCTGTTGTTGCTGATGGTGCCGTCGCTGTCGGCGACGCATACGTTGGTGACTTCACCGAGGCGGTCACGCTGTTCGACCGCCAGACCACGGCGCTCTACCTGACCGATAGCCACGCTAGCGAATTCCTGGACAACGTGCTTCGCGCGTTGGCCGAGGCTCGCCAGAAGACGGTCGTCGTTCAGCCCGCCGCGCTCGCGCACTGCACGACCACTGCTCCCGGAGAGTAGTAGCCACGCTAGAGGATTCCCGTGATCGGCTGAAAAGCCGGCTCCGCGAGGATCACGGGAATCCTCTAGCAGCAGTACAGGATTCGGAGGGAGGCGCGACATGGCAGACCTGGTAACAGCCGCTGACCTGGCTGACCTGCTCGACATCAGCGAGATCGGTCACGAGGACGAGTTGGAGCAAGTGTGTAGCGCCGCTACCACTGTCGTTCTCCGCGCTCTCCGCACCGACGTCGATCACAGTACGCACGCTACGGATCGTGAAGCAGCGGCCACGGTGGCCGTTCAGATCTGGCAGGCTCGACAGGCGCCAGGCGGTCAGATGATCGGTAGCGATCTGATGTCGTACGCTAGCCCGCACCTGCTCGGTCCCGGCCTGATGGCGCGGGTTCGCGGTCTGACCGCGCCCTGTGCCCTGTATGGCGGGCTGGTCGTCGGATGACCATGCTAGGAGAGGCGCGAGCGTCCGTTGCTGCCGCCCTGCGGGACGATCCCGCCCTGTCCGGGGTGACCATCTACGACAGCCCTCCGGCGGTCATTACGGCTCCTGCCGTCGTCGTGGCCGCTACGGCTGATCCATGGGTCGCCGTGCGTACGATCACCAAGTACGATGTGTCGTTCAATCTTGTAGTTGCCGTAGCACAAGGTGCTGGTAGTGCGAGCAACTATGACGCCCTCGAAGAGATTGTCGTAGAAGTGCTACGCATTTTCCCACAGGCGACCAGTGTAGGATCGGTCACCGTAACATCGTCTGGACAGAGTGATCTCGTCCAGGTGTCAATCCCTGTCGCTGTTCAAGTCACGGAAGGATAGCCTTATGTCCACTACGGCTCTCACAGGAAAGTCGTTCACATTCTCCTACGGTGGAGTCACCGGGACGGCGCAGATTACCACCGGCACCGTCGATGAATCTGCTAGCAGCACTACGATCCAGACGCTTGGCGGATCGGTCGCCGTGTCGGAGGGTGTCGAGTCTACGGTCTCGTGCGATTTCCTGTACGATGGCCCCGAGGCTGCGTCCTTCTACGCTGCCCTGAAGACCGCCCTGGACGCTGGCACGGCTGGTGCGATCGCTATCGCTGGTGGCGTGTCGAAGTGGGACGGCCAGGGTATCGTGACCGCCCTGTCTGCCGAATTCCCCGCCGATGGCGCGAGCACCTGCTCCGCTGAATTCACCATCAGCGGCAAGTTGGCGTTCGATGGCGACGGCGCACCGTGAACCTCTCGGTGAAGTTTGACCGTGGGAACGGTACCGAGACTAGGAAGATCGGGCCAGGCGCACAGGTCGGCTGGGAGATTCGCACCAAGCAGAAGATCAGCAACATGTCCGATGGCGTCGGGACGACGGACATCGTGATCATGCTGGCCGAGCAGTTGCGT